CAAGTATCGTCCGCCCGGTAGCCCACATAATGTCTACTATGGCGTCCATAGCGGCTTCAAAATCGCCCTTAAACACGGCACGTAGGAAATCGATAACGCCTCTAAATACGTCGATGAGGTGTTCTATCCCCTCCCGTATTCCGTCAATGATCGGGGTAACAACCGCTTTAACATCCTCAAAAACTCGAGTTACGACATAGCGGAACGTTTCGGACTCTTGCCAAAAGTACGCTATAGCGGTAACAGCGGCAGCAAATAGGGTAATGAGTCCCCCAACGCTAAAGATAATGCCGCCCAGAGCGACCACGGCGGCGCCTATCGCCCCGACGAGGACAACCCCTACGGCGGCAGCGAGGCCCATAATAAACGGCTTAGGGTTCGTTCTAATGAAATCGACGATCTTTCTAATTATCGGCTCGACGGCTTCCCGAACATCGTTAAACGCCTTTTCCAGTTTCGGCATCCATTGTTCGCCCAGCTCGCGCACCCGGTCGCGGAGCTGTTCCATTTGAGGCGCCCAACGCTCCCCCAGCGCTATCAAATTCGACACGCCTTCGGCTAGTTTCGCTGCTACCGGTAAAAGCGCTGTACCGATGGTAATTCCGACGTTCTTTAATCGAGCCTGCAAGATGCGTTGCTGGTTAGCAAGTCCCCCAGAAGTTTTAGCGAAATCTCCGAGGGTACCTTGGCTCCCCAACGCTTCCATAATGAGTGCTTGCCGTGCCAGAATCTTGTTACCCTCGGACACTTCCCCGTTTAGATCACCTAACCCCATCTCTAACGCTTTGGCTTCGACTTGTGCGGCGTTAATAAGAATGCCGATCGATTGCAAAGGTTCATTACTGCCACGTAGCCCAGCGGAAAGTTTCTCGACGCTTTCGCTCATACTGAGGTTGTTAAAGCTCGCCACGTCTGCAGCGGTTGTTACGAGACTGTCCGCAAAAGTGCTTAGATCGTCCCCGGATAGGTTGGCGGCTTTGCCGAACACGCCGAAACCTGAGGCGGCGTCTAGAAACTCTGCTTTCGATAATCCAACGGCGGTAGCTGCTTTATCTGCGGCGGCGATTATTCCGTCGGAAGCTTCTAAAAATATGGCTTGTGTCTTCGACATCGACTCGTCGAAGTCGCTTGCCAGGTCTACGGCCTTAGCTCCCAGACCTACAGCAGCGACGCTAATTCCAGCCGTCATCTTCGCAAAAGACGCCGCTACTTTCTTCGTTGCGTTAGCTGTTGACTTAGAAAAGTTGTTTAACGACTTAGTGGCGTTCTTAGTGGCTTTGCGTAAACCGGAGGCGTCGCCCCCGATCAACATCGATATTGACGCTTTTTTACCTGCCACGGTTCGCCGCCTCTATTGCGTCGTCCAATATTTCCTCTAACTCGTCTTCATAGTAATCGACAACGTTTCTAAATTGGATGTCTGCGGCTTTATAGATAAACGGCTGAGGTGTTCGCCGGGTCTGCGCTCGACGCATCAAACGGTCCGTAAACGTGACCGGATCACCGAAAAGGACACGACCCACGTAAGGAATCTTTTTACGTCCTACCCTAACGACGCCGCCTTTTGTGGTGCCGCTGGTCCTAATGTCGTTGCGGAGCCGTCCGCTTCGTACCGGCGCTTGCCTACGTGCTTCGTCGGCCACAATGTCGGCGGCGCCCTTATGGATTTCTTTAAACCGTTTCTTAAAATCGGCGTCGATCCGACCCATGAGGCGTTGGGCTTGCTTTAACCCTTTGATCTCTATTGTGGTTAATCTACCGGTATTTCGTTTTGCCACGGCTTCGGGCCTGCCTCGCTGCTTTTTCTTCCGCTTTAACTTTCTCGTTCCATGCAGTTAGTAGCCCCATGAGTGCTAAAGAATCGGCGTTTAATAAAACATCCAAGGGTTGTCCGGTGTTGAGAGCTAGCACCCCTAACTGGTAGGCGTAGCTTCTTCGGCTAAAGGGGTTTCGTCGGCCTCGAATTCCACCGTATATCCGGCGTCGAGCCACTGATCGAAGTCTAGGCCGTCGTGTTGTGCTACACGGCGTGCAGCTTCATATCCGAGCCAGTAAATATATTCCAGTCGTGGGCTTTCGCCCATTTCTAAAATAGATACGTTAAATTTTCGCTCGAACGCTATAAATAGCGCCCCTGTGCCGTCGTATTTCCGGACAACGCCTTGGTTGTCTACGACTTGGATTTGTGCCCGCAGCATCATTTTCTCCTATGGTTAGCTTGTGGCTTGTACGACTGCGCCGGTTATTGGCCACGAAACCGAAGCGGTGGCGAGTTCGCCCACTGTTCCGTTAATCGACGGCCATTCGGTTACGAGAGCGCTAAACGTCCACTGGGGGTTCGTTGTCGCTGTTGCTGCCGCCGAGTTCTTGACGACAACGGTTGTGACTGTCCCAAGTAGCGGACGTACCGTGGCTTGGACATCGGTTGCCGCTAGATCCTGATTAAATTCAAGATCAATAGTCCCGGATTTCAGACCGCCAATCATGGTCCTGTTATCGTCCCCCATCGCTGTAGTTTCGAGCTGGTCGGCTTCCTCACTAAACGTTATAGACGTTACGTGGTCGCTGAGATCAACACTGTTAATGGTGACCGAAGCGTTATTTAGCATAAATGCGGCCATTAGTTATCTTCCTTTTTGTTGGTGGCCCGACTAGCGGCCAAATGACCGCCCTCCACTAAAGCGTCAATATTCACGCCCAGTTTATCGAGGTCTTTTTCTGTGACTGTTTCGCCTATCTTCCCGAACGTCACGTTTCCGGCTTTTATTTTGTAGTCGCTCATACGGCGTATACCTCCAGATCTAATCGCATTCCCATAAATTCGCCCTCTCCGACAACTATTTGCCCGTAGTCCGCAACTCTAATTACCCGAGCGTCGGAAGCTGTACCGCCTAGCGTAGTGTCTCCAGCGATTGCGTTATAGACACTTGCCGAACCCGAAACGTAGCCGTCGAGTTTGTCTTGGGCTGTTTCTGCGTAAAAGCGTTGCGCTAATACCAGAATCTCGAAATTAAACCGCTGTAGCTGGCTCGCATTTGTGGAAGCTCCCATAGAAATGTTGTATTCCACGGGCGGACTGCCAGGTATGACGACCGCCGCCGGAGGTACGAGACGATCGGGAACAGTGTCGAATACGACAATCAGCCCGGAGAGCGTTTCTAGACGGGTTTGTATTCCGTCTTTAATAGCGGCGTAATCGGCCACTATGCGACGCCTATTCGCCTGTAACCCGATAAGAGGCGCTGAATATCAGGGTCTATTCTAGATACCCGGATCGGCCCAAAGTCGTTTACAACGCCAGCCATAACGCCTAGAGGACTGCTGCGGCGCTGAAACAGGCGAGCAGACAAGATTAGGGCCGCTTGTGCTACCGCTGAAGGAATAGAAGTCTGGTAGCCCCATTTCGCCGTTACCTGAACCGTGGGGCGGTCGCTTGTGTAACGAGGAAACGGGCCGGAAACCGAACGAATACAGTTAAACGGCGCCGAATTACCTACGACAATAAAGTCGCTGGTAATGGTAAGCGTCGTGTCGTATGTGCCGTCGTTACTGTCGTCCTGTTTAACTACCAGAGAAGTGGTCGTATAGAAGTCGTCCGTATACACCAGCACGTTACTCGACGGCTGATAAACCCGCGCCGTGGCGCTGCCGTCCGCTACAAACGTCCTACCACAAAAGTTGTTTATTTCGTCTTCTGCGGCGTCGATAGCGTCCTCGATGTAGGCGTCTTCCGACGTTGTACCGGAAGGAATACCTAAAGAGGCTTTAACGAGTGCGGTGCTGGTGTAAGTGGGCATTATTTCTTAGCTGCGGTTTTCTTGGCCGGAGCTTTCTTTTTTGCTGGGGCTTTTTCGGCCACGTCGCCGGGTTTTTCAACCCTGCTAGGTGCCTGCTTTTCCCATAAATCGTCGTGTGTGCTCATTGTTTCCTTAATCCAAGTAGGACGCCCGACCGCCTAGTTGATCGGGCGCCCTACCGGGTGTTATTCCCTCTAGTTACTAGAAGGTCGGGGCAATAAGGCCAGTTCCACGAATCTTGCTTATTGCGGCTGGATAGCGCCCTGCAACGAAACCACAGTACTGGTACATAACGAGAGTCAGGGTCAAGTTAAGTCCGGCGGTTTCGTCCATTCTCATCATCATGTCGCCATCCTCGAACAAGAGCATGTCGCCGCGAGACACCACATAGATTGCGTCTTCGGTTCCAGCTCCTAAATCTGTTCGTACGTTGGCGTCTGTAACGATAGGAACGCCGGCAATCTGAAGGCCGGTGTTGCCGTAACCGGCTACTGGTCCGGTCCCGATCGCATTTTGTGGAACGTTAGCGATGGGAAGCACCAAGGGGCGAGATTGTCCGTCTACCTGCGAGGCCAACCAAGCTGCGCGTCTCGGGTGCATGACGATAAGGTCCGGTGCCCGATAGATGCCGCTGTTTACCTGCTGAATCGCATCAAGCAACTTCGGCCAAAGTTCGGCGGCTGTTGGGCTTGCGTCGTTATAGGTAATCGAGTTGGTGCCGCTGACTGATTCAATCCCGAGAAGCTGACCGGATGAACCTGAGCCGTTAAGCAGTTGATAGTCGAGGGTTGTTGACATAGCGGAAGCCATGTCGCCCGTTACCAATGCGTCGATACCGGTTCCACGTTCCATCGCTTGGCGGCTGAGTTGCTGACCGCTAGCAATCGTGCTGATATTGCTTGTTAATAGCGTGTCGTCGACATCTTGCTCTGAAACGGCCGAATTCTCCGTAGCTTGTATTGCCGCTGTTGCTCCGGTGGTAACTCTTGAAATGTTAAGAGTCATACCAGAATCAGGTAGCGGAAGGTTACGGCACTGGTCGGCAAAAGGACGACCTGCGCGAGCCAGAGGCGCCGCTAGATCGGTCAGGTATTGCGGAACAACTAGACCGGCATAGTTAGCTGTCGTGCCGTCACGGTTTACGACCATTTCTTGTTGGTGGCGTTGGATACGTTCCGACGCTGCAACATCCTTAGAAACCACGCTATCGATGAAGTCTTTAACGAAAGAAACGTCGTGCTGGTTGTCTTGCCGGTAGGTGAGCGGTTCTTCTTTTACGACCGCTTGGCCGGTTGCTGGTTCTTCGGTTGGGTTTTCTGCGTTCAACGCTCTTACCTCTGCTCTCATGGCGTCAGCTTTAAGCGTTGCCTCTTGCATTGTTCGTAAATCCTCGATTCGACGGTCGAGACTGCTTGCGCGGTCTTGAAAGTCTGCGAGGTTTTTGTCTTCTTCTTCGGTGAGGTCGCGCACTTCGTCCGCTGCCCTGTTCACTAAAGCCGTTTGCATAGCCGAAATTTCGGCACGCTCTGAGATCAACTGATCCAAGAGTTTCATAAAGGGTTCTCCTATGTCACGTTCGTTTAATCGAAGGTGGCGACAGGTGCGACCGCGGCGTGTCGTCGGCGTTCACTAAAAACCTTAGCGCGTTTCACCGTCTAACAAGTGTCTCCACCTGGCAAGCCGTGGCGCTTGTGTCTTGTCGTCCGGATCGAACGCCCGAGCCGCTATTAACTGGGCTTCGCCGTAAGCCGGAGCGGTAGGAGCTGTTAGCAACGCTACGTGGTCCAGTTTTGCTTCTACTCTGGTTATTTGGCGTCTGCCTTCGATTTTGCTTTCCTCGTTGCGTACCGGCACAAAACCCACAGAGAACCCGGAAACGTAACCGTTCTTGGCGAGTTCTAACGCTTCTCTAGCTCGCTCCGTTGGTGCTACCTCGAAATCGGCTACGAGTCCCATAGCGTCTTTTTCCCATGCCGCCGATTTACCTATCGGCATGTTCTCCCGGTCGTGTCCATGCATTAACGGGATTGTGGTCCCACGTTCTTTAATTGACTTGTCGAAAACGCTTTTACCGAAACGCTCCACATATTTTCCGGCGTCGTAGGTTGCGTTAAACGGTGCGACTAAAGCAACTATGTGATGCGCTCCGTCGGTTTCCCGTATTTCTAGGTCGCTTATTTCGAGTGTTGTTCGGTGTTCAATTTCCATAGTTACCCCAAAAGGTCATCGTGAGCGACTGAAGCGGTCACGTTTTCCAAATCTCGTATTTCGTCAACTGTTAGCCAGCCGCCTTCCAGCGCTGTTTTGTGTGCGTCGAATCGTTCGCTACGTGAACCCCTGATTAGGGCATCAATGTTTAGCCTGGCAACCTGTCCCCGTGGGAGTTCTTGGGTAAAGGCTTGCTCGACACGGGAATACCAGCCACGTAAACAGAACCGAACAAAGTTAATCGAGTCCTGTTGCACGTTTTGGTAGGTCATGGAGCCGCCTTCGC